ACAGCGAATACTGATGTTGCAAATAGAATAAGTGTTATTAATAATATTTTCTTCATTAAATGGTTCTCCCTTTTATATCTAATGTTGGGTATTTTATTTCAAACATCGATGTAGGTGATGAATGTATCTGGTTGTTCGTTGGAACTATTTCTACATTGTTCGATATTGTCATGTTTGTGCTGTAGTCTGAAAGTTCTTTATTTATTGATGGCAAAATGAAATTGCTATAGTCTCCTCCAAACTTATTAGTAAATTTAATATCTACTACATTCAGTACTCCAGGTATGTCTTTTAACATGTCACTAATGTTACTAATGTATATGATATCGTTCATATACCAATTGCTAATGTCCATATAATTCTTAATGTCTAATATACACTGTGAAATTAAATGTTGCTTATTAACGTACTTCTCAACTCTTACAGTAAAGCTTATACCAAGATTAATAATCTGACCAGACGTTATAACTATAAAGTCATTAATCATTCTATACTTCTCTAAATAGCTTGCAACATTTTGATATAGTAAATCATTATCTGTGTTTTGTAAATTTCTACTTTCATTTAAGCCAAGCAAGTATAACTTAACTCCACCCAAGTCTGTATCAGAATTAGCTATTGCATAAGCTCTATATACACTACCATATTTTGCTGGCATTGACATAAGTTTTGACTCATAATCTTCAAGCGTTACACATCTATCTTGTGTTGAAAAATGTGCAGATGCATTGTGCTTAATATCTTTTACAGATTCAAATTCTGCACCACCAATTGATGGTATCGGATTATTAACTACCAAAGAAGATATTACTGTATTCAACTCAGAAGCAATTGGTGAACCAAGTGTAGTAATGGGTGGCGTATATGTTACTTTAGTAATTGAATTCATTGCAACATTTGATTGTGATCCACCACCTGCTCTATATCTAATGTGCAACCATGAATTTGTTGCTGGTATAACTCCCAACGAATTGCTATTCAACAGTTGTTGTAGATCTGGTACTGTATTCGTATCATCTTTCCAACGTGAATACAAATCAAAGCTTTCTTCTCCAGAACCAAACGTTATACTACAATTACCATGTTCATCATATTCAGAAATTATACGTCTATCTACACTTAACCAATGACCAATAGTATTTGAATATGTACTTTCACTAGTTTCTATAAATACTTTACTATCAGAAAGATATGGTACTTCATACCAAACGTCTGAACCAGTTCCAGCCCAAGTTGACTCTGCTACAGGAGTAGAAGACGTAGTGTCTGTTATTATATCTTGTATTTCTAAAACATCATCGCTTATTGTTATTTGCATGAACGGCTTAATCAAATCAGATGTTAGCTGTGTTGTAAAAATTTCTGTTTTTCCAGCAGTAGCTAATTCTTGCTTTGTCACAATATAACTTACAATTTCATTATTACTATTAAACATTGGAGTAATTGTTCTATTTTTTATTCCATGTTCACTGTAATGACTAGAAAAATCTATAGAATTTGTAACTTCAAATATCGTACCATTTGTAGATTTAAGCTGCATGCCAGCATCATATTGCAGTAAATAATCTTGATCTGGACTATCTCCAGACGGTTGTACTGTTATAGATAAATCTACTAAAACAGAAGAAGCTTTTTTACCCTTTACTTTATAACCAAGATTTTTTGCTAATTGTATAACAGACTTAGTTGATTGTGCTGTATCTAAAAATAACTCATTAAATTTAGAATCTACGTGATAAGACAATATGTCACCAACGTAAGCATTCAACTCTAACATCATCATTCCAATAGATGCTTCATTAAAATCAGTATAACTATCTGGGTAATACAATTTAATGTACTCTTGTAGATCTGCTTTAATTGAAGCATAATCTCTATTTAAATAATTTATCTGTGGTTTAGCCATGATTTTCCTCTATAGTGTTATTCTTAAATTCTCAGTAACAGATGAATCTTTCAACAAAGATATGTCAATACTAATGTCAATAGTATTATTATTTTCATTTTCTAATTGGTCAATAAACGTTAAACCTTCTAAGTTCAACTGGGGAACATACTTAGCAATAGTATTTTGGATAGACAATTTAACACTATCATAGAGCTCATCATCTATACATTCAAACTGCATATTTGATATAGTACATCCAAAGTCTGGATTCATTACTCTATTTCCAAAGCCTGTCAAAATAGCAACATATAGATTAGATTTATATTGGTCTATGCTAGTTTTAGAAGTAGCAAATATGCCTGAACTATCAGTTTTTCTAATTGGTACTAATATACCAAGCGAATTATTTGCTCTATTTATTCTATCAGATACTCTCATGTATAATCTCCTACTATAATATAAATATCATATAGGCTATTTACTTCGAACATAATAGTTTAAAATGTTATACTGGTGGCCAATTTTATCCATAAATGCATGTCTAGTATCTAAGTCACCATTAGATATAAATGTTTGCATTGGAATTTTTGGTGGTGAGTTTGGTGGGTGTGTATGAGACTTTAAAGTATCTAAGATCCATCGTAATAACTCAACTAATGATTCTCCATACACAATACCTTGGTCAGTTACTGGTTTATCTGCTTGACGTTTTAAAGAAGCAGCTTCACTAAACATACTATTAAGCATTATTACTGGTGCTGTTAGATCTAAAGTCATAACTTTATCAATTGGTCTATCCATAGTAATAGCAGACAGTTCTAATTCTTTCTCAATATGTTTTGGTAAAAGTTCTACATTATCATCTACAATAGATTCTGGCCAAGGTCTTTTACTCATTGTGATGTGGCTTAAAGTTTCATCGACTATAGTTGTAGATGCTATGTCATGCTTAGCTATTTCTAAATTTGTAGATATTATTACTGAATCATTATGACTAAATCTACAGCCACTATTTGACCAACCCTTTAATTCTACATCACCTTCTCTAACCATTATAGACTATCCTTTATGTTGTCATACCCATCTCCAGAATCTCCATGACCAATTGTGATTGGACCAGTGTAAAATCTTCTACCGTGAATTCTTTGTACATCTTCTAAGATTATAAATACAGCTGTACCAATTTCTGGTATTGTGTCTATAGTACTTGGTACAAGTGGGAAACACCAAATAAGCTTATCATCAACTAATTCATTATCCAAATCTTCAATTCTAGCTTGTACCCTTCGTGCTGGATCTATTTTACCAGCTTTAGTCGTATTATTTATTACTTTTCCAAGATGAATAGTCTTAACATGCTTTTTTTGTGTAGCATCTTTAGTATTATTTCTAACTACATCTGTAAAATCATTCATCTTCATTTTCCAGTCTAATAGTTAATTCTTCTTGTATGCTATTAAATTCTACTTTTAACTTATCATATTCATCTATCATTGGCTTTAACCGTTCAGTCATAGCAATAAGTTGGTCAGACACAGATCTCAAAGAATCTACTAGCTGGCTTTCTGTTAAATTTTCAAAACTCATTTTACACCCATAGCTTTTCCACTGCCAGACGATAATGGGTTAATCACAGTTGGTGAACCAGGTGGTCCAGCAGTTGCTGGAGATTGTAGCTTTACTAACACTTCTGCATCATTAATTATCATTTTAGCAATTTCTGTTACAATACTCTTAACCATTTCAGCTGTAGGAGTAAATTCTGTATTGTCTTCAAGACGTGTATCTATGCTTATGCCATGCTGTTTAAGACTATTGAATATGTTTAAGATACATTTTTCTTGTGCAGAACTATCAAGTGCCACTATTTACCTCTTTCTTTTTTGCTTTTTTAGCTTCTGTTGTAAATTCATTAGCAGCATCAAGAATGATACCTCGTTCAAAGTCTGATAGTTCAAATTCTTCATCTTCTACTGTTGCTTTATTCAAAGTATCAGACATTATCTTTGCCATTTTTATCATTTTATCTATAGACCCAGCTGATGAATTTAAAAATTTCATCTGTGATTCTACTATATCACTCATAATCATTGCTTCAGACCCAGACTCAACCATTAATGCTAAATCTACAACTCCATCTATAGCTTTGAAATTATCTAATGCTAATCTACGATCAGATTTTAGTTGCTTTAAAATATAATTAATAAAATAAATAAGACTTTCATGATCCATCTGTAATTTATTTTTGCCAGGTGTAGTTTTTTGTCTACCATCTAACATTGTTTCATCTGTCATATGTGCACTCCTCTTCATAATAAATATCCACTATTTAAACTTTTTCATT